GTTATATTACCATATATTTCAAGGTGGTTTTTTATTAGTTCTTTCTGTTTCATTTTGTTTGAGGTTATGCCCCATTTAAGGGGCTTGTGAAATTTAATTAGGTATATTTGAAACTTTTACAACTTTATCTACACCATTTGTTAAATTAATATAGTTTATTGCTCTTTGTACTTCATTTCTAACCTCTGAATCATTCTCTAAACAAGAACCCATTACTGCATAAAGATTACCAGCAGTATGTAATAATACTTGTTCTTCATCTGCAACTGCAATAAAAAAATTATCACTATTTTCTATAAAACGGATTAACTCGTTTATGTCTTTTTTTGTTAATTTCATAATTTTAAATTTAGTAGTTTAATTAAAAAGGTAGAGAAATATCATCTGCAATATCCTCATTCGCATCGCTAACTTTTGCCTTTGGCACATAGTCATCGTGGTACAATGTATGAGTATTACCAAACTTATCAGGCTCTTTTAATTCACTCATTGTTACTCGAATGTAACCTTTTTCATTTGTTGGTAATTTCATTAAATCATCCAGTTTCATAGATAAGTTAAAAAATACTCCGAATTTGCCTTTAATAGCCTTGCTATTGCCAACATACTTTTTTTCTGCCATTTTATATATATTTAATTGTTCCTAATCTTTTTTTTACTTCTGCATCGTATTCCTCTAACCACTCTCGGCACTTAATAACCTTGTCGTATATTTCCTGCTCTTTAGCTTCATCTCGCTTAAAAGAGTAAGCACACCATCTTTGGTTATTAGGTACTTTATCGTAGCTTATCTCTACACCATAATTAGCCTCACTAGGCGTGTTCATTAGTGCATAGAATAGTATCGCTTCATCACACCCAGTTAATGCCATATATGCCCTTAATTGCCATTCGTAATCTGTGTTAATTCCTTCACTCGCTTCGATTAATGTTTTTCTATTCCAAGAGCATTTTAAGTCTATTACTTTGTTATCTATAATAACATCGGGAGTGCCTACTAGATAATCATTCGCAAATATGTTTATGTTTTTATCTGCAATCCCATAGCCTAATTCAGTAGCCATAAAATCAATAGCTTTATCTTCCATTAGAATACCCTTTGTCATATACTTGCTTTTTATATCCTCGAATGAATCAGAATACCATTCCTGCAAATAAGTCTTACAACCTGCCGATAGTTCGCCTTTTGTTTTTGCATTACTCATTAACTTACCTAGAGCAGATGGTCGAGCCTTAAATATACGTTCCATTATTCTAAAATCAAAGCAGAATGTACTTCATCACTCATTTCGTATTTAGCCATTATTTTAGGCAGTACTTTGTTATCTGCTAAATATGCTTTTTTGCAGTTATTAAAGTTTTCAGTACCTAATTTTAATATTGGTTTTTGTGGCTTTGCTACATTGCCATCTGCTACGTTTGCATCATCATCTTTATCGGCAACCACCCCAACAATAGCACAATAAGCATATCTTCTAAAATAGGTAATTAAAGAGCCGTATTCCTGACTTGTTTTGTTTTGTACATTACCTATCGAAGTAGCACCTGAAATATATTGCCCTGAATCGTGCATTAAAATAGTGTGTAACATTCCATCGTTTAATGGTAATTGAGATACAAATAACCCAAACTTTGCTAATACTGGGTCGCATATAGATTTTATATGTGGTAAATCTGCATAATCAAAAGTATAACTACCACCACTTTTAGTAGTTACCTTTACCGTACTATTTAGGTCAATAGCAGGGCATTCTTTTTTAAAGTCAACTAATGCTTTTACTAGTAACTCTATGTTCTCTGATTTGTTAAAATTTAGTTCTTGCATTGTAATCTATTTAGGTGTTCGTTAAATTTACTTTGTTCTTTTTCTCTGATTTGGTATTTTAAGTACTCGCCTTGTAATACCTTGTCTGCGTTTCTGTCGGCTCTCGCTTGGTCAGTTAAGCGTGTTACCTTTTCTAATCGTTTATTCATATTTAAGTTCGCTTAAAAGTGTGTTAATTCTATTTCTTAACCTTGCTTTAATTAGTGCATAAGTTCCTAAATTCTGTGAGTGGAATGTTATACCATTATAAAGGTCATTGTGCATATTATGTTCTTGTAGGTATTCAATGCTTACCCTTTGTCTACGAGCAAGGTTTACCAGCATCACTTCGTAATCATTAAGCAATGCTAGTTTTTTTAGCCTATAATTCATCTTGTAAAGTTGTTACTAATTCTTGTAAATCGGGATGGTTGTAAAATCTCATTCTATCAATAATCGCTAATTTTTGCGATAAGAATGAAGCGTTAAAAAAATCCATTGACATCGTGCGATATAAATGCTCGTTATAATCGCTTATACAAAAATCTATTAGTTCGTTATCGCTTCTGCTGAATACTGGAGTTAATACACCTTGTGCATCTACTACCGTTGTTAGTTCTAAATCGTGTATCATTTTTGTTTTGTTTTATGATGCTAAATTAAGGTTATTTTTGCTCTTGTCAAGTGTTATTTGCAATTTAGAATTAGTCTAAACTACTCCGATTTATCATTCCAAGCAGTTGAAAATTCAGTGTTTTGGAATAGTGCTGCAACTCCAGTAATTTGTTTTAATCTCAATAACTCATCTTTATCCATACCGATATGTCGTAATATCCAAGCATCTCCCATCCCTGCTTCTGTTAAGTCCGATACGATGTTACTCATCAACTCTATTGAGTGTGACCCTCTTGCTCTATTGTGTCTAATAGTAGATGCCATACGATTAGATAAATCTTTTTGTATAACTACTATTGGTAAAAATCCTTGCTCACGTTCATAAATACGCTCACTTGTTTTAAGCGTTGTATATCTATGGTATCCATCCACAATCTCATAATGGTCGTGTTCTTCTACATAGTAACATACAATAGGCATCGTATAACCATCTTCCCATATTGATAATTCCAATAACTTCATTTCAGGTGGTGCTACTGCATTAGGGTTGTATGCGTTTGCTTTAATCTTTGATTCGTGCACTCTTTGAACTCCGTAAACTGGCGAAGTAAATTTTTGTTTTTGTTCTGTAAATAGTTCCATTTTTATAGGTTTTTATATTTGTCTAATGCTTGTTTTTTTACTCTGTTTTGGTCTTTTGTTCTACTGCATCCCATATATTGAAGTGCGAAATCGTTTTTCATTATCGTTATACATACTGCTTTCCAACTTGGTATATGTCTAAAATCAAACTTCTTTGTTTCTTCGGGGAAATCGCTTTTAATTTTTACTATCTCATAGATATTATCTTTAGTACATAGCTTTGAAACCTCTTTAGTATTTTCAACTTCTAATCCTATATCCTGCATATACTTTATAACATCGGGATTTCTACCATAACCCTTATCGACCCAACTTTTCTGAAATCTTTCTAAATGAAATTTAAACTTTTTTTTTGTCACTTCGGGTAATGTATCCATAAGGAAATAAGCGTACTGCTTCCAAGTAAAATGTTCTGGCTTCGATATTGTTCGCCATCCCATAGCAGAAGTACCACCATAAATACCTCCAAAGTTACAACCATTAACCCTGCCAACCATACGACCCCAGTTATTGGGGTCTATTACTCTGTAAAGTTTTAAATTATCCTGCCCTGATAAATGGAATGGGGATGCTACCCTCATTTGGTCTATTGTTAAACCTGCCTGATAGTATAAATCATAAATCTTATTATAGTCAAATTCATACTTTGCATTACATACCCATATATCCTCTGTTATCCAATCGTAAATTGGGTAAAAGTTTGTAGTATTTTTGTCCACTATTTTAGAATAGTTTAACCCCTTATGCATATGCTTTCTATGTTGCGAAGTAAAAATAGCACGTCTTGTCAAACTTTCTTGTGCTCTAATTCCAATCAATACGGCAGTCTTACCATACTTATCCCCAAACCATTTAGAAAAATGTATCCTTGCATCAAAACCTTTAGTACCTTTAATAAATTCATAAGGGCAATTATCCTCATTAACTACATAGTCAAATTCAGGCATCGGTCTAACCCATATATCTTTCTTATCCTTATCCCAAGGTATCCAACGTGGCTCATACATTGAAACAGAACAAGCAGCCGAAATAGGTAAACATAACCAATATTTACGCTCTACTTCTAAATCTCTAAAGGCTCTTTCTGCGTACTCATCAGTATATCTGTATCCTGCTTCGTAATCTTCATAGTAAAATGCAAGTTTATGTAATAAATTATTTTCTTTAGCATACTTATACGCTAAATTTAACACAATACCTGAATCTTTACCACACGAAAAGGCTACTAATACATTCTCAAAATCCCTGAAAATAATTTCTAATCTTTTTTGTGTTGCATCGTAAACGTTCATAAGTTTAATTTAAGTTGGTAATTATATTTTTTTCTTTGTGATAGTTCTATTTTTTTGAACTCGTGATATACTGGTATTTTATTTTGTGGTAATCCTAATGTTTTTAATGAAAAATCATTCTTTAAAATAGCTATACAAATTTGTCTATAAGATGGAACTTTATTTAATTGTTCTAATCTCAAAGGTGCTTCATCAGGTATTCCATTGTAATAACACTTGGTTTCCCATTCCTGAATATACTTGTTTATTTTTATTTTCATAAATATTTACTATTTTATCTGCTATTAAATTTGCTCTATATCTTTGCTCATCTGTTAACATAGCCCAACTTTTTCGAGTAGTTAGTTCGTTATTACCATACAAATAGCAGCAACTTGCTTGACCTATCCACGCTTGTTTATTGCAACTATTATTACTTAAATTAATATTAGTAGCAACAACCCAATTAGTAATAACATTAAAAGCAGTTTTGAAAAACATATTTTCATTAGCTAATAATTCAGCGCCTTTTATAATATCACTATCTATTGGAGTAGTAAGTGTATACATCCCATTTTTATAATCTTCCCACTCTGTATAAGGTGTATATATTTGTTTCATAAAGCGAAAATACAAGTACTTTTTATAAGTAAAGAATTTATTTACAATTTAGAATGATTCTAAATAATTACTTCCTTTTTTGTTTAAAACTATCTACCTGCTTAAACTTGCTTTTTTGCTTGTCAATTTCATTGGTTATAATAAAGGCTAAATACGATGATAGATTTTTGGCACTAATCCATCTTTTAGTATTCTCATTATAATACCAGTTTTCAGACTTTGGTATAATGTAAGGAAATTGCTCTTTTAGTCGTTTTAAATCCATTTTAAGCCATTTTTAAATATATGTTACTACTAATACATCTTATCACTGCTAAACTAATAGCTTAATTACAGAACCATCACAAATGAAATTACCTATTTCTAATCTTAATAGTCTATTATCTTCAAATCGGTCGAAGTTTTTAGAAAAAGATACCTTTCTTTCTATGAATTTTAATTTCGCCCACTTTACTAATAGCTTATAAGCCATCCCTTGTGATACTCCTAATAATTTACTGATATGCTTTTGACCTGTTACTATTGATTTATTTACTGATTGAACACTTAAATTGTTATTATAAAAGCGATATTCTGCTTTTCTGATGTATTGCCCAGTTTCAATCTTATTTTTAATCTTAAAGTATTTAGTCTTTTGTTTAATTTTAAATTCTTGTCGCTTATAATTTGCTCGTGCAATTATGTATAGATTTCTTTCTACCAACTCTGATAAATTGCCAAATTTACAGAAAGAGTATTGTTTTATATTTTCGAGTCCAAGAATAGCAAGTATTTTACTATATGGTGCTATTTTAAAGCCATTAGGGATAACTTCTATTAAATTATGATTAATACCATAGTTTATTAGTTTTCGTGCTTTATAATCGCTTATTTTTAGTTTTTTAGATATTTCGTGTTTAGAGCCAATAAGTACAGAATTTACATACTGCCTTTT